CGAACCAAACGCAGTCAGCGCAGCAAAGGCATGAAGCTCTAGCCCCGGTCTGCCGTACAGGTCGAATACTTCCTTCCACTTCTCTAGTGTCCCTGCGGGTTGTAACTGAGCCGCTATATCCGACGTAATTGACGAAGGGGGACTGTGGAATATGCCATCACGGGTTATCTCACGATCTCCTATAATGAACTTGCTGTCATCATCTGCCCATCCAAATTGTAATCTCATAAGTTCTGCCTTCCTTTTAAATTGTAGTTCTCTGATTGATAGTAGGATGAACTCGGTCAGGTGACCAAACTGCTTCATGTTAGGTACAACGCCAAAGCTAGATAGCACCTTACGAAGTTCATTCTTGTCTGTAACTGCGGTATTAGGTATTACAAACTGCTTAACCCCATCTCGAGGTAGGTGCAGCTTCATTACTACTACGTCCCCTAAGACGGGATCACGCATACGCTTTAATACATACAGGTCATGCTCATACACCCGTATTGGTTCTACTTCTTCATCAGCAGGTGCTAAGTAGACGCCGCCTGACTTACCCCTAAAGAAAGGACTGGGGTACTTAGGAATCTTGTGGACTTCCGCTTCTTCTGTTTCATCTTCGGAGTCTACGACTACTATGTTATCTGCTTCTGTAGCCTCGACTATCTCTTTGCCTAGCTGTATAGGAGTCTTTATCTTCCCCTTGTGTGGGCAACCTTCACACCCACCGGGGTTAGACTTGTCAAACTCCGCACAACTATGAGGCCCACCTATGTGTGCTATCTTTTGCTCAGTAGTAATCGGGTCGTAGTCTTGATGCCCTTGTGATAACTTATGAATCGCTTTGTCTTTATCTACACAAAACTTAGCTATGGATAACGCATCAAACCATCGTGGCTCTGATAACGATTCCCTGTTCTCGTAGCAATCAAGTAACTGTGCACACCCCGTACCACTAGCACTGCGGATCATAATCTTGCTGAACTTAGATATGGTGCTGTCCATCATGGACTTAGCCAGTTCGGTTAGTTCGCGCTTAGGGGGTACTTCAGACCTCTCTTGTACTCCGAGTAAGTTCTTTAGCGTTTCAAATTCTATCGGCGGAGCATAGCCAATTACGTCTACTCTCTCAGGCGGTTCATCTTTAAAGTTATAGGTTCCGGGGATTCTAAGCACACGGGCTACTTCAAATACTTTCCCGTCTATGTGGAAGTTATGGATTACGCAAAGTGTTCTTAGTCGTTCTGCTACGGGCTCCCACTCCTCTCTTGTTACGGATTCAGTAAGGGGCCAGTACACATGTATACCCCGTCCCGAATTAACAATCAGTGGCTTTGGTAACCCTATTATCTTGCAGAAACGCTTTAGTTCATTAAGCCCTGTAGTCTGGTCTATGTAACCATCCGGCCTACCAGTTTTGGAGTTGATCTCAGCCTTACTCTCCCCGCAATCAATATCCAACCAAAACGCTTTTAGTGCTTTGACGTTCTCCTTGAACCTATTTTTATTAGTCTCAAACTTAGCTACGCCGAAGTACACGTTACGTTTCTGGGCTACAAACTTTGCTACTACTGCATCCACTTCCTCCCTTGTCTCTACAAGCTCTTGCCTGACATTGTCCTTACCCTTTATACCAAGCACTGCAAACCATCCATCGGATGGCTGGACAATACTCAGAAGGTCTTTGTCTGTCATAGTCAAAAAAAGAGGGAGTTACCCCCTTATGCTCTCTTGTGGGCTGTGAAAACTACTTATTGGTTGAGGCTATGAAATCTTTGATCGTAGAAACCATGAAGTTTAGCGGATCAGAAGCCCCGATAAACCAGTTGTAAATGGTCTGCCGACTAACCCCTAAGCTAGTAGCTACTATAGCCACCGGGATGTTCCGCTTGATGCACGCCTTACCTAGACGCACACCAAGACGGGACTTATCGGCTTTGCTATTTTGTTGGATAATCCTAGCACTGTAGCCGGTACTCATAGTTATTAGTCCTTGCTCCAATCATCAACTACATCTGCTAGTGACTGCTTAGTTTGCGGTGGTAGTTCTACCTTCTTAGCCGGACGCTTGATAGGCTCTTCGATTACTTCAGCATCTTCTTCGTCGGGCTCATCAGAACGGGCTATCTTAGGCTTTTGCTCTATTGCAATCGGCTGCTTAGTTACCTTGTCAGCTTGAGCAACAGTGATCTTAGTATACATCTGGGTCTCAGGTCTAGCTTGAGCTGCTTTAACCAATGCATATTCTTCGTCGGTTATACCCCGTAGTGGCGTAAATGCAAGCTCCATAGAGTCTGCGTTCAAGTCATAGCTTATGTTGGTAACCACATTGTCAGGTGATTCGCCGTTAGCAAGCAGGAACTTGATGTAGCTCTCGAAAGGATGCACGTTGCCTGTACCCTTACCGAAGATAGACTTAGCAGGGATGTTGAACTGATACACATCGCCCGGGGCATCGTTCTCAACTAGCACAGAGATACGGCGTTGGAACCTGCAAGCCCTGCTCTTCTCGCTTTCGCCAGAACCAGCTATGTTCATTGGGCAGTCAGCGCAGTTGGTATGCTGTTTGTCTGATGCAGCTTCTTCGGGCTTATCACCTAAGTTAGACCAGCAGTTAGGCAGGGTAGCTTCTTTAGCGGGATCAAATTTCTCTTTGTAGAATATACGGGATACCTTTGGCAGTGCGTACACGATGATTACGTTGATCTCACCACGTAGGGCATCACCGATTTGCTTGCCGTTTACTAGGCGCTTGAACGTACCATTAACATTGGTTTGTATACGGCGTGAAGTACTGGCGTTAGTGGCTGATTCAAATGTCTTAGCAAAATCGCTAAGCTCTCTCTTGGTAGAAACAACAGCACCATCTTGTTTGAAAATAGCTAGGTTACTCATTTACTGCTCCTTATATTTTATTAGGCTTACGAACTTGTACGGTGTAACTACGGTCTGCTTGCATACCCATAGGGAACGCTTCGGGATTAGCTTCTAGGAACTCCTTCATATTCGTCCCGTGGATTCTTTGCTCCAGTAAGAAAGGTGCATCATGTTCTGATATGAACCGATACATCGAATCCCAATCACTCGTCCAATACCGTGTAGAAATCCTACGAGAGACTGTTCCTACTGGCGTTCTGATACTGTCTAGGTTCTGCTCTTTGCATAAGTTCAAGAGGCTTTGCCCGACGATACCAAACTGCTCTTTCAGTGATGCTAACTCTTCTTTATGCTGCGTTTCCTTTTCATCTATAGCATTACGAATCTTTAGGTACACCTTTACTAGCTTGTTAATATCTACTTCGCTATCTAACATTTTAATCTCCTTCTCGTTTTATACCGTAGTAACTATATCACAACCTTTGACAAAGTCAAACACTTTCTGATATTTCTTGGCGGTATAAATCTATTATCTTCGTATGATTTGTTATGTTGCCTTGCAGCATTTTATACAACCTGTTCTCTACTTCACTACCCCGTATATGCACAATAGTCATGGCGTTCTTCTGCCCCGGACGGTTGATACGAGCATTGGCTTGTAAATAAGTCTCTACGCTAGTTACGGGCGCATACCAGATAATAGTACTAGCCGCAGTTAGTGTAAGACCGTGTGATGCAGCTTGAGGTTGTATGATTAGCACATGTGGATCAGGTAACTCTTGGAACTGCTTAATCACCTCACTGCGCTTGTTAACTGAAACCTGCCCGTTGATAACCCCGCACGATATTTTGTTCTTCTCAAGAAACTCTCTGAACAACTCTATAGTATGGGTGAACGGAACAAACACCAGCACCTTATGCGATGATTCTTCAATCACCTCTAGGATTACCTGTAGCCTATTAGATACATCAAACTCTATGACTTCTTTATTATCCGAATAGACAGCACCACCAGATATTTGTAGCAGCTTGTTGAGGTTAACAGCGGCGTTAACTGAAGTGACTGATTCGCCATCCGCAGTTAGAGTCATCTGCCTCTTAAGCATGTTGTAGTACTTCTGCTGTTGCGCTGTTAGTGGCGCTTCACGGTCAACAAAGGTTACCTCGGGTAGATCGAGACACTGATCCTTCTCAAACCTAATGGCTGGCTGTAGCACCTTGTGCACTACCTCCTGTGCCTGTGGCTTAGGAATCCAGCGATACTGCGAGGCTTTGTACATCACCTGATCTCGGAACTGACCGTAGTACTTAGGGCATCCTTCGGGGTTAATTAGCTTTGCTATACCGTAAGCATCCAGAGGAGACTGCGCCGCTGGCGTACCTGTTAGCATCCACACCCACTTAGCACTAGCGCATACATCCCTTAGCACCTTCCACCTATTAGTTTGCATGTTCTTATAGGCGTTGCACTCATCGACTACAACCAGATCAAACGTGCCGTCATCTATGACTTCGTCTTTAACAACAGCTAGGCCATCGAAGTTGATTACTACAAACTCAGCACCAGCAGCGATGATCTTAGCGCGTGTCTTAGAGTCCCCATAAGCAACAGAGCAACTACGGTGCATAGCAAACTTGAACATGTCCACTTGCCAAGCCGACTTCATAATAGACAGGGGGCATAGCACCAGCACACGGCGTATCTCCCCTATGTTTATGAGGTAGTCAGCAGACCAGATAACAGATGCGGTCTTACCCGTACCCTGCTCATTGAAACAAAACGCCTTCTTGTGTAAGGTTAAGAACGAAGATGTTTCCTTCTGGTGAGCAAATGGAGTAAGCCTACCTGTCCACTTGTAGTCACGCTTGATCGTTGAAGGTACGTCCTTAATACGAAGTTTAGCGAGGGCTTGTGCTTCCTCTAGCCCCCAGTGTATTGCCACCTCGTATACATCTTCTTCCTGACTTACTACCTTACTCTTCTTGATACTTTCTGTTATTAGATGGGGTCGTTTTGTCCGAACCAGTAATATTTTATCGTCTATTATTTTCATTTAACTGAGCGATCTGCTTTCCTTTTAAAAGATCTGTTGGCACTGGCGGTTTTTACGCTCAGGTTGGAACTATCATTTGATCCGCCTTTGGACAGCG